GCCGCTTTTGTTTTCTGTTGTGATTAACTTGCCGCCATTTTCTAATAGTTCTTTTAGTCTATTCTTAGCTGCTGTGCCAAATACTTTTTCTACTTTGTCTGATGTTCTTGACTCTGGAGTGTCAATGCCCATAATGCGTACACGCTCGTCTTTAAGCCATACGCCAAATCCTAGATCAATATCTACATCTACTGTGTCGCCATCTACGCATTTAAGTAGTACTACGTCATATTCATTTTGTGTTTGCATTTTTGATTCCCTCTAAATAATGTGCCCGTATTATTTAGTCAAGAATAAAGGCCGCACAAATCGACCTTTTAGTGTTGTGTTTGCCTAATCAATATTAGCTCTATCTAACCGTCTAAATATTTCTTCAATGTCCTTCAAGACATTGTGGATGCGTTTATCATCATCTATCTGTGTGTTGTTAACTTCACGTTCTATCTTGTCAAGTCTGCTGTAGATATCTGAAACTTTGTTTGACAGGTTACGCATCTGTTCAAGTGTGTCTCTCAGTGCGTAGATTTGATCTCTTAATGTGTCCAACTGTCCACGTGTAACTGAGTCATTTTTCTGACGCTCTAATGATTCTACGATTCCGTTCACTTCAGCACTGATTGATTCTTTCAGTGCTGAGAGTTGATCTCTTAATGTGTCTAATTGACCACGTGTGACTGAGTCATTTTTCTGACGCTCTAATGATCCTACAATTCCGTTTACTTCAGCACTGATTGACTGTAAATCTAATAGTTGATTGTTGATGTCTTTTTGGGATTGTGCAATAGAATCTATCCTTGCGTGAGCATCTGCTGATGTCTGTATAGACTGTTCAAGCGAAGTTTGTAGATCACTGGCGATTCTAAGACCTCCGTACAACACACCAATCAAAGGCAAGACTGCTGTGATATATCCTATCCATTTCCACATTTTATAATTCTCCGGTCTAAATAACGTACCCACATTATTTAGCCGTAAAAAAAGAGCCCTAAGGCTCTTAATTTAATTTATGTGTTTAACTTAGAAGTTGAACGATAGTCCTGCTGTTGGAGTAAAGTCTTCTGTGTCAACATTGTAGTTAGCACCTGCTGCAAATGTTGCACCAGCTACATCCATTGTGTACTCACCACCGATGTTTTGTAGTGCGTCTGTGTCGTCACCGTTTAGGTATGCTGTTAAGCCACCACGTGTTGCTACAGTTTCAAAACCAAATGTTTCACCATCTACATCGTAAGTCATTGCGCCACCTAGTGATGCTACGCCTAAGTCAAGACCACTTACACCTGCACCTAGTACTGTGTTTTCACTGTCCAAGTTGTAGTCAGCTGCTGCTGTTACATCTAAGTTTGCTACGTTCAATGTGTAAGCGCCTTGAATGTTGCTTACGTCTGTTACATCTGTTGTCCAGTCTGTAAGACCTACTGCAACTACTGCATCGCCTACAGTTACTTGTACTGCTTCTGCCATTGCTGGTGCTGCTAGTGTTTGCTCACCTTCTGCGCCTGGCATTACGCCTAGGTCATCACCAATTGCAACACCTACGCCTGCTACAGTTGTGCCAACTGCCCATGTGTCTAGTGTTACTGCATTGCCGTCTGTTGCAACAAAGTCTAGATCGATTGTTGCCAATCCACCCATATCTACACCTAGGTCCAGACCCATTGTTCCACCAAACTTGTCGTTTGCTGTTTCAGCAAAGTCAAGTGATACTTCACCTGATAGTACTGGGGTTGCTACTGTTGTTTCTTCAGCAAATGCTGCTGTTGAAATAGCCATAGCGGCTACTGTTGTAATAAATACATTACGCATATTTTAGTTCCTTTTTTAATATGTATACATAGTAAGGGGCAAGTTCGATGCTTGCCCCTTCACTATATTAGTTATAACATCTACTTGCGTTTTGTCGATCGTTTCGAACGCTTTTTGGGTGTTTCTACTATAATCTTATCAATATTGTTGCGTTTGAGCAACGGTAGTAGTGCTGTTTCTGCTTGTCTGTCATTCCACTTGAATTGTGTCTTGGCTTCTTTAAGCATATCCTCTACGGCATCATGTCGTGCTATAATGCCGTAGAGCATTTTATCTATCTCTAACCAATTCATGAACTTGCAGTAGATCCACCAGGAGAAAATCTACCATCTTTAGGACGATACCAGACCTTTTGATTGTGTATGCGGCCTAGTAGCTCTCTTATTTCTTTGATTTCGTCATTAAGTTCGTCTGTGTAAGGTCCTTCTGGATCAAGCATTACAGTTCTTGCTCGTCTTGACAACTTTCCTTGTAGTGCATGTTCAATAAGTTCAATGTCTCTAACAGTCATATGGAAGTTATTGTTTGGTTTCATAGTGTGTCCTTTGTGTTAAGATATCAACATAAAGATAGTTCCAACAAACATTAAAATACCCACTAGTGGTAATGTAATGCGCTGAAGTCTAAGATATTTTTTGTTACTTATCATTTTTGTGTGTTCCTTACAGTTTCAGAGTGGTGCGTTTTGTATCTCACTATTTGTAACCCGATGTTCTAACCCTAGTTTTATAGGCACAACCTCTTACCCAGCCAGTCTAACTATGTTAAACCTTTTTACCGTCTGTAAGTGGGGAGCATTCTGTTGCCCGGGGCTCCCCTAACCGCGAACTTGCCCTTAGGCTGCTTCTAGGACTTCAAAGTCAAAGAAAAGTTCAGGTTTGAAATTTGCGTTTGCAATTATCATTTTCGTTCGCGGTAACGGCGCTTACATCCCGGTAACTCCACTCTTCTATCCTGCCTGTCGATCCTATTTCGACCCCATCAAAAGGATTCTACTTTACCACATTTTTGGCATTTGCGTCTAATACGGTTTGTTTTCGTATATGCGTTTACGGTTTTAAACCATTCCCAAGTGTGTTTATGCCAAAACATAATAAAATCCTTTTGGTGGAGTCGCCGGGTACCGCCCCCGGGTCCAGTTCAGTCGTCAAATCGCTTCAACGTTACAATACTATTTATACACTGGTATTAAGTGTTTGTCAAGAGTTTTTTTTAACAACTCCATCAAACCCGTTCCTTCCTGTCACAGACCTGACACTGCCGCCATTTGTCTGTTATTAATTCGGTAAATCCAAGAGTGATTATAGCAAAGAAAGTTCTTTCAACGCTATCTACCTTTTGACCTCTCACTGGACCATCCTTGAAGATGTCATGGCGTGTATCTTTCCAGCATCGCTTGCAGTATCTGATTTCAGTTTTTGCCATTGTCATAAGCCTTTACATTTTTACAACACCAATATAACACATTACATATGGATGTCAAGTTCTTTTTCTGTTTACTACTGGTTTCATTATGAGTAATGTACCAAGTTAACCAGTCGCCATGGTTTAGCAGCAAGCCATTCATATTGATCTGGATACAGTGTTTTAAACTTTGCCATGTAATCCTCTCGCATACCGTCAAGAATAGTTTGATCAATCTCTACTTCGTTTGAGTTATACATTTCATCCCAGCGTGAATCACCTGAGTCATACAGACGTTCGCCAAAAATCATATACTCGCCGCTCATGCCGTCACAGAGAATATTAGCATCATCAGCAGGATCAATATCTATATCCCAGAAGTCTTCCATTCTGTCACTAACAGCTTCATTCCACTCAGTGCGAACACCCCAGTACGAATATACGTGAACATTAATACCCATTAGAACGTGTGCCTTTACATTGTTACAACACTAATATAACTTACCATTTGGGCATTGTCAAGATCTTTTTTTGACTGCGAACAGCATCCATAAGTCTTACCAGTTGCTTGGAGGTGTCATATGGATAGTTGCTACCGTTCTTTGTTTTCCATTGTGTGCTGTTGTTGCACTGCTTTGAGAATTCTTTGTGTAGTAGTTGGTCTAAATAATCTAAATCTGTTTCGCTAAGTTGCGCTATCTTCGAGGTTACCATATCTTTGCTCCCATGCGGTTTCGAATCCGTCTTTACGATATTGCGACTCGTGGTTTCCCCATAGGCGCTTGAAATAACTGTTTTCCATTGATTTTACTTGTTGTTCATCTCTGGCCCACTCTTGCGGGATAAGATGTCCTTTGACCATCCAGTGTAACTCGTTGGCCCATTTAAACTCTTTTGCTGTCATATTGTATTTACTTGTTTACAAAATGTTGACGTTAACATAACTCTTTTTGTATATATTTTTCAAGCTCTTGTTGATTTAACTCAGTACCTAATGTGTAGTAAATCAACTCTTCTGCTGCATCTCCATACACTACATCTACTACATAGTTATTTTTGTCACAGAACTCAGCAACCTTTATTACATCATTGTGTTGTATATTATCTACTGCACATTTTGCAGTATCTTCACATACACTAATGGTTGCACAACCAATATTAAATACCATCATCTGAATCTAGAGCCACTTCTAATATTTCATTAAGGGTAAGATGTTTCATTTCATCATCTAGCACAACTTCTTTCATGTCAAGATCGTCGTCAGACGGCTCGTTGTTGCCAAGATATATCATAATATCATTTATTGTGATAGTATCATCTATCTGTGCAGCCGTCCATATTTGACTCATAATCAAACAGTTCTGAATGCTGTTGCGATCTTTTATTTCGTTCTTTACTAGGAATTCAATGGCATTTTGCTTTGCTTGCACATACAAGGAAACTTTGTCAGCAATATTATGTAGGTATTGTTTTTCGCTCATGTTTTTAACTTTTGATCTTGTATTTCTTTTCGACGCTCTGTTATTAATGTTTTTAAATCATTGAGAGCTTGTCGAGCACGAACAGCACTTACTTTCACACCTTCTTGTTCAAACTTCTCTGATTCCTTAACATAAGTTGCAAAGGCAACTTTCATTGCGTCATGTATTTCACTCAACTCAGTCACCTACAATGTGTCCATAAAGCTCTTTCCAGTCAACAACTTTCTTCATACCATCTGGTACAACTTCGTGCATGTTCCAACCGTGTTCGATCAAGATAGGACGCATACCTACTGCTTGGCCTGCAACTGCATTTGAAAACTTGTCTTCAATCCAATAATAACCAGTGTCACGATATTTTTCAAGTGCTTCCTCTTTGTCTGCACCTGTATCCAAACACTCTAGTACTGGAAACGCGGTTGACCCAAACAACTTGTCCAAGTTCATTTGACGTAGCTTTTTAGCATTAGGATCAAGGCTCATACTTGTAATACAATGAAACACATAACCATGCTCTTCGTGTAGTCGTTTGACATAATAACGTGCATCACGTAGTGCTGGCAGGAATGCCATTGCTGCACTTTCGTTAAAGATTACAACTTGCTTGATAGCCTCTTCTAATGTAATACCAAATCGTTTACCAATATTGTATTCTTTGTTGCCATCTTCGATTTCAGTATAACCATGTTGTGTCATCCAAGCGCAGAAAGCATACTCCCAGTTGAGTAGTACGCCATCGCAGTCTGTTACAATAATCTTTTCCATAAGTGCCTCTTTCTATTTGCCTTTGTTATGTTTTATATTAACACAAGGTAAACAGACTGTCAAGTCCTAATCATATTAGTTGGCAAAAACGTTAGAACTACCGGAGGTTATTTGGTGTGTTTGAGAGGTGCCGTCACCATCATAATGATCACCTATTCGACCTATTGGTTTGCCATTGGCATAAACATTTGGAGAATAAGTATCCAGTGGCGGCGAATGATTTACAGGACTTGCTGTACAAGGATCTCCGTGCGGATGACTTTTCATAACATCGTCTTTTCTAACAACACCTATGCCATTAGCAAATACATTCTCGCTGCCGGCATTACTAGATTGTGTAGTATCTACATTCCAGTTCCACGCAACAGGTACAGTTACCGGAGGATCTCCTCTAGTTACTGTTCGACAAACCGATCCTCTAACACCATCGGTACATGCTACCGAACTACTACCATCTTTCCAAGCTACTCCTGGCATCTATACTCCTAAGCTACTGCTAATCCTGTTGTTGCTTGTACATACTGACTGGCCATATCTTTTTCTGTCTTGTGTACAAATACTATTGCACTTTTATTTAGTTTAATGGTGCTGGCAGGATCTACTGTAAACACCCAAGGACCTAGTCCAATACCTTGCTGAGTTGCTTGTAGTGCCAACGGCTTGGTTATTTTAATATGGTTACCATCTTCTTCTACAAATCTACCTACAATCTCTTCGCCTGCTGTAGTTCTAATAGTTACTGTATCTGTTGCTTTATATGGTGCTTCGATAATCATAATGTGTGTCCTGTTCCGTTATAACCTGTTTCTTCTAAATACTGTGGAAACTTATCCCAACCGCCAATGTTATTGCCGCCTATTTTGATTTGCGGAAAGGTGCGGGCGCCAGGAAACATTTCCAGCACTTCTTCACGTGTAAAATCTACACCGAGTTGATAGTATTTAAAGTTGTATTGTCGTTGTTCGCACAATGCCTTTGCCTTATCGCAAAACGGGCATTGTGCTTTACCGTAAATCTCAATCATAAACTAAATCCTTTGAAGGTATCTGTGCTTACATCTTGTTTTGTGCCACCTGATACATAACTTGTAATCTCTGTTTCTTGTGGAGCCACTTGCACATCAGCACCTGAGATCCATTTCTGTGTCCATGGTAGAGGATTGCTTTTTACACTGTATGGTGACTTTAGATTAACATTGGTCATTCTGCGTGTGCAAATCCATTCAATGTAATCACTCAGTAGTGCTGTGTTAAGTCCAATCATTGATCCGTCTTTGAACAAATACTCTGCCCAGGCTTTTTCTTGATCAACTGCATCAACAAACATATCAATACATTCTTGTTCTGTTTCTTTTGCAATCTGTTCAAACACAGGATCATCTGTTTTAAGAATCTTCAACAACATTTGTGTACTTGCTAGGTGCAAGTTCTCGTCACGTGCAATCAACTTAATGATCTTGGCATTGCCTTCCATTTGTTTCATTTCAGCAAACGCCCAACTACATGCAAAACTCACATAGAAACGAACACCTTCGAGAATGTTAACACTCATTAGTGTAAGCCATAGTAGTTTCTTTAGTTCATAAAGATCAACGTTAATAGTCTTACCGTTAACTTTATGCTTGCCTTCGCCTAACAAGTTGTACCAACTGCTCATCTCAATCAAGTCGTCGTAATACTTTGAAATATCTCCAGCACAATCTACAATCTCATCAATGTCCATCATCTCGTCAAAGATTTTACTTGGGTTGCTGTATACGTTGCGAATAATATGTGTGTAGCTACGTGAGTGAATAGTCTCTGAGAATGTCCATGTTTGGATCCAGTTTTCAATCTCTGGCAAACTTACAATAGGAGCAAATGCTTCTACTGGAGCACGACCTTGTACACTGTCTAGTAGGATCTGACGCTTGAGGTTACTAGTAAAGATATGACGTTCGTGATCACTGAGCGCTTTAAAGTCTTTAGCATCTTGATAGATATCAACTTCTTCAGGACGCCAAAAGAATCCAAGCTGTTTATCAGTTAGACTGTCAAAACTTTTATACTTCAGCGTATCATAACGCTGAATAGTTGGACCACCTGTTGGATCTAAAAATGCAGTGACCTTAGTGTGGTCTGCTTTGTTTGCTGTATTAAAAACGCTCATGTGTGTGTTCCTTAATGGTTGTTTCTCTGTGTTTGTAGCATACTATTACAAGCATGTCAAGTTTTATATTGTGCAACTTTCGCAATCATCTTCGTCGATTGTTGCTTGCTCTAGTTCTGGCAAAGCCTGGGCGCCCATTAGTTTGGTAATATCAAGTTCTCCTTGGCCGTCATTGGTATTAAAATAATACAACTGTTTGCCACCATACTTGTAGAACATCAACATGTGTTGTAGCATTGTACTCATTGGAATCTTTTCGTCATCAAAGAAGATTGGATTGTAACTTGTGTTAATACTAATGCCTTGATCAATATACTTCTGTAGTACAGCCATGATCTTTAAGTAACCTTCTGGCGACTGTTGATCCCATAACAAGTCGTACTTGTTTTTCAAACGCTTATACTCAGGTACAACTTGTTTTAGAACACCGTGCTTTGATTGCTTAACACTAATCAAACTGCGCGGCGGTTCAATACCGTTTGTAGCATTGGCAATCTGCGCACTTGTTTCACTTGGCATAAGTGCCATCAATGTGCTGTTACGAATGCCTGTGTCTTTTAACTGTGCTCTAAGTGTATCCCAATCCATACGCTCAACATGTGGAATCAATTCGTCTAAGTCTTTTTTGTATGTTTGGTTAGGTGTAATACCGTGTCCATACTTTGTTTCCATGTTACCACTTGGTGCACCTAGCTCTGTTGCAAGATCTGCACTTGCTTTGATTAAGTAGTAACTCCATGCTTCTGCCCATTCGTCTACAAGTGCAAGTCCATCTGCATCGATGTTTTGATATGTTAAGTCGTGCTTGGCCAACCAGTATGCAAAGTTAATAATGCCAACACCTAAAGGACGGCGTTTCTCTGTAGATAGCTGTGCTGCTAGGATAGGATAGTTCTGATAGCTTAGTAGTGCATCTAGTCCACGTACTGCTAAACGACACACACGCTCAAAGTCTGCTGGAGTTTTGATATTGCCCCAGTTGATTGCGCTGAGTGTGCATAGACTAATCTCGCCTTCAGGGTCATTTAGATCCTTTAGTGGTTTTGTTGGTAAGTCAATCTCTGCGCACAAGTTTGATTGTCTAATGGGTGCAAGCTCTGGAAGGAAGCTGCCGTGATCGTTTGCATTGTCTACGTTCTGCAAATAGATACGACCAGTGTTCTTGCGCTCTTCCATGAACGCACTAAACAAGTCACTAGCTTTAACTGTTTTCTTGCGTAGTCTTGTGTTACGTTCTGCTGTTTCATACAGTTCGCGGAACTTGTCTTGGTCTGCAAAGAACGCTTCGTACAGCCCTGGCACATCTGCAGGCGAGAAAAGAGTTATATCGCCGCCTGTGATAAGTCTTTCATACATTAACTTATTAAACTGCACACCGTAGTCCATGTGGCGCACACGGTTCTCTTCTGTGCCTTTGTTATTCTTTAACACCAACATGTCTTCTACTTCATAATGCCATACTGGATAGTAGATAGTTGCTGCTCCGCCACGTACACCGCCTTGGCTACATGACTTTACTGCTGATTGAAAATGCTTATAGAAAGGAATGATTCCTGTGTGATACGCATCGCCTTTACGTATAGGTGATCCAATAGCACGAATGCTGCCTCCACCAATACCAATACCTGCTTTTTGACTTACATACTTGACCACACTAGCGGCAGTAGCATTAATACTATCCAAACTGTCGTCAGTTTCAATAAGAACGCAACTACTGAATTGGCGTTGTGGAGTTCGTACCCCAGCCATAACAGGAGTAGGCAAACTAATATCGTGTAAGCTAATGGCATCGTAATATTCCTTTACCCATTGTAATCTTGTGGCTTCAGGATAATCTTGAAACAAACTTGCTGCAATAAGAATGTAGCACATCTGCGGCGTTTCAAATATTTCACCACTTACTCTATTTTGTACTAGATATTTACCACGTAGTTGTTCCATAGCAACATAGGTTAGATTTTCATCACGCTCATGTTTGATAAACGTGTTAATCTTATTCCATTCTTCTTCACTGTATTTTGTAACAAGCTCTGGGTCATAAAACCCGTTTTTGGTATTACGATCAACTAACTCTTTAACATGACATGGCTCAAATCCATTATATACTTCTTTGCGTAATGCATAGTTAACAAGTCTGCCACCAACATATTGATAGTTAGGAGTTTCTTCACTGATAAGATCTGCTGCTGCCTTGATAAGTGTTTCTTGGATTTCTTTACTGGTTATACCATTATAAAACTGAATCTGACTCTTAAGTTCTACTTCGCTTGGACTGACTCCTGTAATATTTTCACATGCATAAAACACAACCTTGTGTAGCTTTTCAATATCGAGAGTCTCTTTGCGCCCGTCACGTTTAGTAACTTGAATCATTATCTTTTTCCTTTTTGTCTATTTGGTATTTAGTAATACGATGGTAGTGTGGCGTGCTGCATTTGACATTTTAATGTTGGCAAATCCATTGCGGCAATACTCTTATTATAATAATACCCTATTGTTAGGTTGTCAACGAAAAGAAGGTATCTTAACACACTTTCTTTTTCGTCTAGTGTAATATGTATCTCAAAACAACTGTTAGAAAAACGATCAGTTAACTGTAAAGTGTAGTATATTGCTAATATTTTTGTAAAATCGCAATAACGATTTTCTTCAATCATTTCCCAAGGAGTGGGCCAAGTTTCTTTGTTATACGGATCTGAGGCGATGCTACTCAACGGTGCATTGTTCCAAAACTCAATCGTATCTTCAAATGGAGAATTACTTTCTTCCAGAGTTAAACGAAAGTCTCGCCACATCTTTAAACGGTCTACATAAGTTTTATCAAACATCAATTTATATATTTGATTGTGAACTCTAGTTCGTCTGTTTCTGGACTTAGGTTATCCAACATTTCGTTTACAACATCTAAGTGTATTTCTGTTGCGCCATTTTGAAATGCATTACCTTTTACACTAAAGACTAACTTTCCTACTTTACTTGGATTACCAGTAAAAATATGATCATCTGTTATTGAAATCTCTGCGTTATCTCTGTTGTAGATTACGGTTATTGTTCCATTTTGCATTATTGGGCCGACGTTATCTTCAGCACGATATGTGTATTCTAATGCAATAACACCTCTTTGTTGATCAGATGGTAGTCTAATCAAAGTCTCAGCTATTAGTTTTACACCAATACTAGTTCTTACTGGTTGTGATATTTCAACACGTTTTGAGCCATGTATTTCTGGAAAATAATCTTGACTAAAATAAAGCGGATCAACTGTTAGTTCGGCAGTACGTTGAAAGTAATCGTTTATACTTTTATTATTATCCATATCAATGTGGCCCGCATCGCCTATGCCGGTTGAAGTTGCAGTACGATAAAACTCAATCACTGGTTCTACAACTACACTACTGCCGCCATCACGTCCTACATTTAGATATGTATTATTTTGACTAATGTTAAAGTTACCTGTGCGTACATACAAACCTTGCTTGTCAACAAGATCAAAAACATAATCTTGGATAACAGTGTATTGACTACCTAAAGTTTTGCCAACTGGAGGTATTGAAGTAGGATCTGCTCCTAATACAAATCCTAGTCCACAAGTATTAATATTTCCTGTTTTAAACTTGTTGTTGTTGATATCATATTCACTGTATACTGCGCAGGCAAACCCACTAATAAATATATTTTCAAATATATTATAATCCGAAGTTGCTGTTGCTACACTACCATTAGAAACTACAACTCCAACTAGGTTTGATGTAGGTATACCTTCGCTGGTTATGCCATCGCCTGTGGTCCAACCTGCTGAAAGTTTAATGTCTGAGAACTTACTGTTTTGACAGTTTTCAAGATACAATGCACCGCCATTACTGTTGTGGAATATTGTCATGCCTTTTATGTTTACAAAACGAGCCATGTTGTCTGATGTTGTTGTACTTGCATCAGCATAGGTACCAGGAATACTTGTTTCGTTTACTGTACGGAAAATGTTTTCGGGTGGGTTTGCACCAGAACTATTGAAAAATGTTTTGTCGATGCCGTCGCCTACAATGTTTGCGTAAGGTGGTATTTTCAACCCTGGCGAACTGATGAGATATTCGCCTGCTGGAATATAAAGTGTTACACGACTCCTGTACAAGCCCTTAGTTGCACTGTTGATAAACAACTGGTCAATAGCACGTTGTAGTTTTTCTGTTTGGTCTGTTCCATCGCCCATTGCTCCAAAGTCTCTAACACTTACACGGTCATCTAACTTTGCTTGTAGAGTACGTTCTACTGGAGATGCTAACGCAACACCTGTTTGTATTTCGTCTCTTTTGTATGCATATTGGCCTGCTAGACTCAATAGGTTATCAGCTTCTGTTAGTAGTTTAGTGTTACCAACTGCTGGTGCGCCTTCACTTACTGCGCCATTACCAATGTAAACTTCTTGTGTATCAATTGCCCAACCTATTTCGCCGGAAGCAAGTTGTGGTATTCCACTCCCTTGATTCTTTCTACCTCGGCGGTGTTGGATTCTTGAAATCTGTACAATAGCCATGCTATACTCCTAATGCGTTATTAGTAGTATTTAGCCATTCTTTTCGTAATACTGGCGACACCTGTTCCACCATTCTTGTTCCCACTCTGCAAACTCATCTGGCCATAAATCAAACTGTTGATACTCTAAGCCTCGACTGCACATAAAGATGTGTCCTTCACGTATGTCAGTGCCGTGTACTTCGTTGTGTCCTAGTGCATATGCTGTAAGTTGTAGATAGTAGTCTTCTACCCATTCAGGCTTCTTAGGCTTGTTGGTTTGTTTAAAATCCATGATACAAGGATTGCCTTTGTATTGTCCAACTAGGTCAGTAGTACCAGCATAGATACCTGGAACATAAAGCGGAACTTCACTACCCCAAATTTCGTCTACATGTACCATTGCTTCGTCACGTACAACGCAAGCCATTTTGTATGCTTGTTGTGCGTATGGATTGCTACCTGCTGACTCTGTCCACACACCATTGTCTACATAGTCTTCTAAGTATTTGTGCATACGAGTGCCTACACCTGCTGCTTCAGTTACAATCTCTTGTGCTTTAGCATGTCCTACACGCCTGCGCCATTCATGCAAGTGAGTCATGTCTTTTGTACCGCTGAGGATTGTTGTCACACTTGCTACAGGATTACCACCTGGTGCCTCATAGCGGCGCTTGCCGTTTACTTCTACCCGTTTGAGTTTTTCGTAAACATACTTAGGTTTTATTAATGTCATACTTTATATTATAATAGGATCAGGCATTTGTCAACCTTATAATGCATTACCTACATTGGTTGCACGTTTTGCCATTTGACTAACTTCTTTACCACCTGCACCAGCTTGTGGTAATATATCTGCAGATCCCTGTGCAAATATTATTTCATCTTTGTTAAAGTTTTTAATCAACTTTTTGATGCGAGGATCATTATGCTGCATTGCAAATGTTTCGTAGCTAAAAGCTTCGAGACCCATACCTGCAAGTTTTTTATTAAGATCATCCATCTTAATAGAAGCAACTCCATTAGCTTGAAGTTGCTTTAATACCATGTACAGTTTTGGGCTAATGCCTTCGTTAATGATGTCTGATATTTTCATTATCTAGCCGGGCGGCCTGCTGGCTCTTCGCCGCCTGCTGCTGGCAATGCTACATCACCTTCGCCTGCTGCTGGCGCTTCCATGTCAACTGTTGGTTCCATTGCTGGTTCAGCATCCATTGCTGGTTCTTCTGCGCCCATTGCTGATGGTGCTTGTCCTTCACCAGTTAATAGTGCAACACCTTGGCTTAGACTTTCACGAGCCTGTTCCATTGTTTGGTACAATGCTTCTAGTGCAGGCTTGATGCCTCCAACAAATGCTTGACTTTGATCAACGCCCATTTCGTCTCTGATAGCATCAGCAAGTTCTAGCATTGATTCAGTTTGCATTTCTGCTGTGTCTTCCATCCAGTTGGTAACACGATCGACCATATCCTTAGCAGCCATAACAATCTCTGCTTGATCTTCAGCACCTTCGTTAACTTGTGTTTCTTCAAGTGAAGTTTCTTCAATGTCGCCGCGCTCACTAATCTCTGCATTAAGAACATCTAAGAATAGTTTGTTCTTTTGATAGTTTTCACTGCTTACAACTGAATTAAAGTTTTCATTCATTTCAATCTGACTAAGCTGTGTGCGTAGTTTGTTTCTTGCGTCTTGTAACTGTGTCAAACTGAAGTTTTCTAGTTTGATTTTTTTACCAAAACGCTTGGCTAGGCTTTCATTTAGTGCCTTTGAGGTTACTGGTTTTGCGAATTCACTAATGTTCATTGTAATCTTTCCTGATTGCTATTACTTTTATTTATCATCTAATCAAAGATGATAGCTTCTAAAATACGATAAGAATTGTTTCTGCGAGCTTCACTTACTTCTAATCTTATATGAGCAAGGTCAAATCTAAAGTTATCTGTTGTACTGGCGATTAAATGTTCATAGAATGTGCAATCAGTATCGTGTTTATCATATTCTTTATCATGTACTACAGCATTTCTGTAGTCTTGTTTTGCATTATAAAGTTTTGCTATTGCTAATGCGCCAGGCTTTGATAATGCTAAACACACCTGTTTGCTTTGTTCGCAATCAAATAACAAGTATCCTTTGTTTGCACTATACCTTATAGCAACAATACCTATACGGATACTGTTTCCTCGCTTCATAGGTAAAGGATTCTTTTTTGTTCCTACATCAATGATGTGGGATAGTTGTTTAGTAAGGTTTTCCATTTTTCACCAAGTACACTTTTCCATCTTCGATTTTTTTAGATATTAAACTCTTTTTAATAAGGGCTTCAATAACCCTTACTTCTCGTTCTGTAAACTGATTTGGTGTTACCGTGCCTTTGATTTTATCTAACAACTTACCCTCTTCGATAGTTGTATAGATTTCAAAGCTCGATATTAATTCATTGATTTTCATGCTACTGTGGCATGGTTGGCATCGTTGGTGATGCCGGTTGTTGCTGATTTAACGTGTTGGCGGTTTGCTGTGACTGCTGCGACTGTTGCTGTTGTTGTTGCTGTGCTGTTTTTGCTTGCTGTTGCTGTTGCATCAACTTTGGCAGGTTGCTGCGCATATCAGCAATCTCTTTATCCAATGCTCGTTTTTGTTCTTCTTTATTTTTAAGTTCGGCTTTTAATGTTTCAACAGGATCAACGCCCATTGCATCACCAACAACTGGTTGTTCATTTAGTATATCGATATATGCTCTCATGTCAGGTGTATTAGTGTTGCTCATTTGTTCATTGCCTTTACTCTTTTACTTGCCGGATTAATACGTTTGGTCTTTTTTGCTTTACGTGTCATTTTAGCACCTAATCTTGCTTTTGTCAACTTTAATCTTGCACGTTTTTTTATATCAGGTGCTGCAAAACATTGTCCTATGTTTGAAACTATACGTCCAGCACGGGAACCAGAACTGCATCTAAACTTACGTACAACTTTGTTGCCGCGCTTTGCCCAGGCCATTTTTTCATCAAGTGTAACTTCGTTAATCTTTACCACGTTTTAACCTAACTGTAATAGTATTACTACAATAGTAGATAACAATCCAGCAACTATAGTTCCTGTTGCACCTATAATAACTTTTGATAAACTATTCTGTCCTGCGGCCATTTGTTCTGCAATACTGTCTAACTTTTTTTCTACATTGGTTAATCGACCGTCAAGAGCCTCGTAACGGATAGCACACAAATCAACGTGTGCTTCTAGTGATTCTCTTTCAAGTTTTGTGGTCGACATTCATTTCTCCAATATATTTACGACAGGAAATAGCCTTTTCGTTACCTAAAATAAATGCCTAAGTATATAAAATACTAATGTTATTTATCTATTTCTCTAAATACAATGTTAGAACTATTAATATCTGTGCGGAATACTGGATCATCTATAACTGCATCTTCTGTGAGTTCTTTGATAAAAGGTACTAGTTCAAAATCTAGTTTTAGCATATCAACACTGTGTATTCCGTATTCGATATCAAATACCATCCTCCAAATCTTTTTAGCAGAAATGCCTTTTCCAAACTTGATTTTATTATCAACAAGGTAAGGCGATTTAATAATAGTAGGGTTGGCTCTAAGGCCGATAGTATTCATTACTGTTAAGTAGTTCTGTTGCTGATGTTCCAACAACTTTGGATCACCTCTGCGAGCGCCTGTTTCAGTAATATCAACTACAGTAAATAATTCAAACATCAAAATTTATATCCATATCTTATAACATCTTTGATAAAAATGTTTTTAACCTCTTCAGCTAACTCTATTGTATAATAATCTTTGTAGTCTGTCAAGTCTGTTGTGTTTAAAAACGGCAACGGTTTATCACATCCTAGTATGCGTTGTACTTCTTTGAAGTCTTGTTCTAGTGTTTCAAAACGTAATGTAAGATTGATTGCATCACCTAGCCAGTCTGCTTGCGGAGTACCCAAGTTATACCATTGTCTACTCCAACTCACTTGCGGTTTGAATGTCATGCCCAGTGATGGTATATCATTGTGTCCATAGATCAGTCGTTGTGTCAGCCAATCTTCGAAGTTTCCATTACCTGCAAACTTGTACCAACTAACCATGCGGGCCCACGGATTGCGTACAACGCCAAATCTAAATACTGTATCTGGAAAGAACTCGTCTACCTCTTTGAAACTACCATGCTTGCGTCCTTCCACTGTAGTGAAGTTATCATCAAGCCATGTGCTGATACTAGTACCTGCTGTCTTAGGATTGTGTATAAATGTTATTTTATGATCAGGAAGGTAACGCATCTAGTACTTAGTAGCCATAAAAAAAGAGTCACTTAAAAAGTGACTCTTTAGTGTGACGCCTGTTATAACATCACGGTTCCTAAGGTAAGGAATCTTATACTGCTACAGTGAAGCTTGCTGCTGCTTCGACAGTTGAGTCGTTTGCATCTGCTGCTACTTCCATGATAGCACGTACACGAGATTGTAGCGAAGCTGCTGTGTTTGCATGTGAATCAACTACAACGTTGATAATGCCGTCTGCTGCTGCTGGTGCCCATGCCATTAATGGTGCTAGTTCACGAAGGATTAGGTCATACTTTGAACCGTGTGCTCCGTCTACAGTTTGTAGATCAACTGCTGTGTTGCTGTCGTCTTTTACTGTAATTTTGTACATTGCTACTGCTGCTGTAGTTTCTAATGTACCTACTGTGTTGTCTCCACCGTGTACTGGTGTAAAATCATATGTTGCCATTTTTATTCTCCTAATATCTCTATGGCAAATACACTACTCTGTGTACTTGTTTATAATATTATTTATCTCTTTGTATTCTTTTTTGCTCTTTTATGCAGTATTTTGAACTGTTCTATGTATGCAGGGCCGGCTCTAACAATATCATCTAGCATTACTACCAACGGAGCATATGCTTGCACAAACTGTGCTATAGTAGTTTTTCCTGCTACAGCATTTTCAATAAACTTTGCAATAAAAGGTAGTTTGCTAACTGGAACTAAGAATCTGTAGTTGATTACATCTGACTGTTTTACATCGTCTGGTGTGCTTACACTATACTCCGGATCTGTTTTACTAAGATCTTCAAGATTCTTATCTAATGCAAGTTTGCTAAACTGTTGTAGGAAATCACTATCACTGAGTTTTGCTCTACCTGCAAACAACAAACGTGTAACAGTCAACTGACGTTCTTTTTGTGTGTCTGTGCCAAATGCTGCAATGCGTCTACGTAGTGTTTTATAATCAGATGTTTGTATTTTTAGTTCTCGTTCAATTTGAAATAGGGTTTCTATATCTGATGTAGTTGGAGGTGTATTCTTTGCCATGCTTCTTAGATAACCATTTAAGTTGCCAATACTAAGTAAAACACCTCTACGTTCGATTGCTGCGGCGTCTGAATTTTTTAACTTTCCTAAGGCAGTTTCATCACCAGTGATAAAATAAATCAGGTTGTAAAGATCACTACTGTCAACTCTGTGACGGCTATAATCTCTATACATCACAGTCTTATAAGCATATTTGGCTGACGTATCTCTATGCGATCTATAATGTCGCATTACTTGCATCATTAATAATATTAAAAACGCACGTTCTCTGCAATCAGTATATGTTAACATACGCTGATTTCTGCTACTTCGTGTCATACGCGATTCTTGTATGTCGTGTAAAAATTCAAATGCCATTATTTTTTACTTTCAATGACTTTGGTTACTCCGGTAACAAACTTTTTGCTGCTGCCTGCTCTAATGCTGTTAAGAAAACGTCTTTCTAATTCACTGGCAGTTTTTTCATCATAAGTTTCATATATTTTTTGCATAAGATTTATAGAACTTTCAATGATATTAGTTCCAGTACTCTGAATAAACTCGTCGCCGCGAGATGATGTGTGTATATTATTTAATTCTTCTAAGATACTACGTGTACGTTTTCTCATTAGTTCTACCTCTTAATGTATTTAGCATAACCTAATACTAAATATGTTTATAAGTGAGGGCTTAATATGATAACAGAAATGACATTAATGCAACGCAGTCTATTATTTGCTAAACTATCGAGTATAGCATACAACGATGACATAGACTGGGTTAGCAAAAAAGTAAGAAAACTAGGCTTTACAACTGTAGAGTTTTATAATAGAGAAGGTGCTCAGGCATATCGCTTCATGAACAAGGATGATTTGGTCATAGCATGTCGTGGAACACAACCAACAGAGTTTAATGACATCAGTGCAGACCTAAAAGCATTGCCTGTGGTAGCAGAAACAGTTAGTAGAGTGCATCAGGGTTTTAAGGCAGAAGTAGATGAACTTTGGCCTATGATATTAGAAGATATTAATCGCAAAGCAAATGGCAAAAAGAAACTTTGGTTTTGTGGACACAGTTTAGGTGCTGGTATGGCAACTATTATGGCTAGTCGTTGTCATTTATATCCAGATATAAACCCAGTAGAAGAACTATACACCTATGGTTCGCCTAGAGTGGGCTGGAAGAAATACTGTAAGAGCTTGGGTGTTGTACATCATCGCTGGGTAAACAACAACGATATAGTTACTAGAGTACCATTACGTGTAATGGGATACACACATGACGGTATAGAACATTATATGAATGCATATGGAGTTGAGCGTAAACTTACAACATGGCAGCGTACCAAAGATCGCTGGCGTGGTATGTGGATGGGTATTAGGCAAGGCGGCGTTGATAGTTTTAGTGATCATTCAATGACAAACTATATTGCTAACTTGGAAAAAATGCAGGGCTAACCATTGGCCCTGCTCGTGCTTATTACGTAGCAACCCGATTGTATCAACTATTTTAGTATAGCAGCTTTATCCTGTTAGTCAACCATACTTTTAAAGTTTTTCGCCGCAATGTGGGCAGTTTGTTAAGGTGCCCATTTGCTTTTCCATTTTCTTTAGAAGGTCACGCATTGACTTTGCTTCTTTGATTTGTCTCTTTAGCCAGTCTTTGCGTCTATCTGATTTAGCACGTTCAAGTTCTTTTTTTAGATCCTGCTTTTGCCTGTCAAGTTTTTGTTTGAACACACCGTAGAATGCTGTGTTTATCTGTTCTTCATTTTTACTCATTGTGTGACTCCGTAAAAACTTAATGTAGCACAGAGCGTTAATGTTGTCAAGTGTTATTGACTATAAAAAATATAAATAGTACGGCAAGATAAGTTCTCGACCTGAGTAGTTGGTAGCACAACTCGCGCTCGCGTCACAAAGCATCATTACAAAGGAACACACAATGATCAATTTAGCAAAAGCTATTGGTCGTGTAATGATGACTGCGGTCTCACCTACACGATCAGACAAACAACACGCAATGGAAACATATGTTAAGACCGAGTTTTCCAGAGGAGACCAAGCATACGTGCTTGACTGTATGCGCTACGGACGTCCTGTAGATTTTCGTAACATAGTATAATAAGACAGCAATAGGGTGGCTCAGGTTGCCCTATTGTTCTGGGTGCGCAGATACGCACAGTTGCACTACACGCATAGCGTCTTTGCACACAAAGCACTAGTAAAACGGTCAACTATGTGTTAAATATAGTTGTAGAAGGAGTAAAACTAGCAGGTGCTAGACTCGGATCACACATATACATATATACAAAAGGAAACTAAAATGACTACATTGGTAGCAACAACATTTGACTGGTTTGGCTTTTCAGCTATTGCCAACTGGTTTAAAAACTTAGGTGTCGAACTACAAAGACGCAGAAATATCAAAGACACAATCAAACAACTATCAGCACTAACAAACCATGAACTTAACGACATTGGTATTGCTCGTGGCGATATTTGGCATATTGCACACACATCATTCCCAAAAGGCAAAACTGTTGCTGATGTTAACCGCAACTTAAAAGGATGGGTGTAATGACTACTCTAGTAATGAACTACACTGTCAATCCTTTTTGGACTGCACTCAAAACATTTGGGCGTGGAACATATAACTTCTTAGAGTCAGTGGGCCGTGCAAGAGCTGCTGCTGAACTTAGTCGTCAGGGCTATCACAAAGCTGCAAAAAATGTAATGTTAGGAAATTAATATGTGGAATAGATTTATTCGTGCAATGGAATACCGTTCGTACTGCATGGCGATTCGTGAACTACGCAATAAAGGCTTGTTTACAGAAGCACAACGCATTAGTGAATACAAACACAATTTGTATCCAACACACTAATAATAAGAAGCAAGCGTCTAAAACATTTAGGCGCTTTTTTCTTGACATAAATAGATTACTACGTTATAGTAGTAATACACATAGATACACAGGAGAAAAACTATGAATGATATGACAAAAAACTTTGAACAGTTTGCTGAAATGATGAAGGCAGCAATGCCACAAGTAAAAGCAAACAAAAACGGTTATGAACTACGCACAAAGGTGCTGGAGTTTGCACAAAACAACGTATGGCAAGATTATCACGCCAAACTTGGTCAGTTCGAAACTACTGTTACCAAAGACGGTGACGAGATTGTGACCACAATAGAAATGCCAAATGTGCCAGGTGCTGAACAAGTGCTTGAAACTGCTAACAAGTTCTATGAGTTTGTAAGTGGCAATAAAAATAAATAATAATACAAGAGTATTTTAGCTAGTAGGGCATAGCCCTTTTAATAAGAACCTTTAACAAAGCCCCTCGTTTAGTTTCACTAGGCGGGGGGTAATCTTTAGCACATATGCTGAAAAACAGTTATCAAATATTTTATTTTAACCATGTCATATGGGGCCGTATGACGTGTCGTTTGATGCCGTACGAAGCGGTGTAAGATTTAACACTAATATTTTGTTTGACACAAAATATATAATATGTTATTCTAATACTAAATCAAAAGGAAGATGTATGGATACTGTTAAAAATATATTTTATGAAGTTTACAAACAGATAGATGAGAAAACAGACCAGTGGGAACTGTGTTCAAGTCATCTTGATGAAACAGATGCCGAGCAATGGATTGTAAAACTTATTGATGAAAATCCTGACTACGAAGACATTAACTTTAGAATTGACGAGTGTGTCGAAGAAGTTGTAAAAAAAATCTAACCAATCCAGATTTGTTTTGGACCTGTTGATTCTACTGCACCAGTTATCTTTATTTCGTTACTGTCGCCTTTGAGTTTGAACTCAATGGTGTCGTTTGCATAAATCTGCTTGAACTTGGTGTAGTAATACTGATTGGTGGTGCCGCCTACTTTCAACGGTGCTGTGGTGCGCCTACTCACACTCTGTGTGATATCATCAAATGCCGTGGTTTCAATAAACGCCTGTGGCTGGAAGTTGTAGACGATATCAACATCGTCGCTTACGCCAAATCCTAGCACGCCTTCGTTGTCGATGTTGACTAGTATTTCACTGGATGCAGCAACAAATGTTACAAAGTTGACTTCATCTATGTATTGTCTTGTGCTGCTCTGTGTTGCGGTGTCACCTGCTTCCAATGCAGGTGCTTCACTGTCAAAGTTGTATATGACATCTACATCATCTGTAGCACCAAATGTGTTGAACTCTACATACTCAAAGTTGAATATGTTTTCGCTGTCTGATGCACCAAGCAATCCAAACTCGGCAGTGTCGTCGTATGCAAACGTTTTGTTGACAACACTGATGCTGTCTATCACAGTTTCGATAGTATCTTGTGGTTGTGTGTAAGCAATGCTGTTGGTTGCATCAGTGTCTATGCTCAATGCAGGATCGGCTGCAAAGTTTTGTGTGCTGCTTTGATCCGACAGCACAGAGAATAGGTTTGCTGTAACTGTGTCAAACACAAACACAATCTGTTGATCACTCACAACCAGTGCACCAAGTGCAGCAACATCTTCTGTGTTGAATATCTGCACAATGGCTTCTTGTGCGGCAATCTCTAGTTCACCTATTGCATCTCTGTTGGTTGTAAATGCAGTTTCGTCTGCGGCTAGTTTGGCAAACACACCTGTGTCGGCATAATCATATGCAACACTTATGGTTCCGTCTTCTGCTATCTCCAGTGGTGCAGTTGACGATCTATTGATAGCAAATGTATGCGGGCTGTCCACTGCAACTTCCAGCGCACCTTGTGTGATTCTGCTTACACTTTGACTGAACTTATCGGTTGAAGTTATTTCTAGTCCAACATTATCTACAATATTTCTAATAATGTCGACATCAAATGCTGTTATTGCACGGAACACACCTGTATCTGCAAATTCAAATACCTGTTGAATACTATCTTGTGCAGCAACTTCTAATGCAGTAGTGTTTACAAACGTTGTCGTTGATGCAGTTTGGTCTTGTGCAGCAAGTTCAAGTGTTATGCTGTCTTGGAAGTTGTAAACTATATCTTCATCAACAACAGACAGTTTTACAAACACTGCACTATCTGCATATGCAAATGTATTTGCTATATTATCTGAACCTGTTATGATTAGTGGTGTTGTATCTACAGTACCACTAGTGATTTCTATGCTAGTTGCACTGCCTTTGATAAACGATCCGCTGTCTACTATATCATAAATGAATGAAACAGTGTCAGCATCGCTGATTTCTAATGCACCAGGATGATTGTATACCAGTGTCTGCGCTAGAACATCAGCAACAGTGATTTCTAGTTCACCAAGATTGTGAACCAAGTCGTTGTATCCAAATACATTGCTGACTGTGCTTGCATCGCCAATCTCAAGTTCTACATCACCTACAGCAGGATCATAAGATCTAACAGTTGCATCATCGGCAGTGATTTCTAGTTCACCAAGATTGTGAACCAAGTCGTTGTATCCAAATACATTGCTGACTGTGCTTGCATCGCCAATCTCAAGTGTGCCAAGATTATGTTCGTAATCCAAATAGTTATACAATATTTGGAAACTATCTGCATCGCTGATAACCAACGGTGTTGTGTCAATGCTGCCCAATGTTACAACTATACCAGTGGCGCTACCTTTGATAAAGTTGCCACTTGTCTCATAATCGTAAATCACTGAACTTATATGCGTTTCGCCTATTTCTAGTGCTGCACTTTGATCTGGAACATTGTAACTTGTCAAATGCTGTTGTTGTGCTTCGATGTCAAGTGATAGAGTTTGTTCCGGAATCAGTATAGTTTGTTTTACATCAACATCGGCACCAATGTGGAAATCTCTGCTTATGCTTGCTGACCATAGCAGCATTTCATTGTTGTTGGCAGGATCGCCGTTGTAATATCTTATTTCGTCAAACTCGAACCCTAAACTTGTAAGATTGTAAGACTGATTGTCAAATGTAGCTGTAGCAATAGCTAATCCTCTAGGATTGGTGTCAATGACTATTGCTTGATTGCCGTTGAGAACAGATGCTTGAACACGCAGAGTTGCATAGTTGTAATAGTTTCTTGTGTTTAGTATGGTTTGATTTACAAACGAATGTCTTACAGCGTGTTGAACAACACCTTGCTTCCAAAATGTAATATATGATTCGTTACTAGGCAAATCATATCCAGTAAATGCTATTCGATCATTCAACACAGATACAATCTCGTTGTAGATATTGCTATCAGTTGTATCAAACTCTATCACATAATCACTGATAGTAGATCCGATATTTGCATATGCACCGGTTACTGTAAATGTTGTAGACGGATTCTCTGGTTGCACAGGTTGATAAATCACATCTATATCTTCTACGACTCCAATCTCAACACTAACCGTATCTATGCCAAAATTGATGGTAGTGCTGGTACGAGTGTTGTCTCCTGATATAACAGTTTCTAATGTTTGATCTGGTACAACAACCACTCTATTTTCAACAGAGGTTGCACCGACAATCAACGGCGTAACTTCAATAGTTGCACTAATACCTATTATATCTGTAGCAGTTGTAACAGCAAACAATCCTGTATCGTTATAGACAAACGTTTTACCAACACTGTCAGCAGCAGTGATTTCAAAGTTGGTTGTTGCTGTTCTTGGATAAACTGCAAACACAATATCGTTTGCATCAACTTCAACTGTAACTGTAGTGTCAAACTCAAACTCTTGTCGATTGGTGTCAAGACTGCCTACTGCATTTATTGTCAAAGGAATGATATCAGTAAAGTCAAAGAACGAAGCAAGTGCACCTGCAATCTGTTGTTCTTCAGATATAGCACTGTAGCTGATTGGTCCGATTGGTAAGCCTGCACCAGTGAGTGTTTGATAAGCAATACTGTTTTCAAACTTGTATTCTACCGAACTTGCTGCAAGTGTTTTGAACGGAATATTTTCTACATCAACTTCTAGAGATGGACGGAAATATGGATATTCAAGTTTGCCATCGCTGTCTCTAACAACACCAGGACCGTCATTCCAATCAACTCCGATTGCAAGTGTAGTTGTATCTACAATAACTGCAATGTTTGCAAATGCATCATTGTCGCTTACGATCAGTTCGCCGATGCTTGGTTGATAATCCATTACACCTTCGTATTGTAGTGTGCCTATGGCATTTACACCAATAGGTGATATAGGCAAACCGGCATATCGTTCTAATCTATCAATACCATCACTGGCAAAGAAATATGCTGTATCATTGCCTCCTACTAATACATCAACAACATATCCTGATACTCCTGCTAGTGCTGGATTATCTTGTGCTGGTGTATTACCATCGCCAAATATACTGTTAATAGTTGCCAATGAAGGCTTACTAATAACTGGTACAATGTATGAGTTAAAGAGTGCATATCCTAATGGAAGATTTGTTTGTATTTGTGATGATGTACGAACAGTATCTGTCCACTCAGGAGCAAGACTGTCACCGTCCCATAGTCCTGTATATTCAAACATAGAGAAGTTTAGTAGGTATAAATATTCTTTTGCAGCTACTTCAAATGCATCACTGTCTGTTTTAAAGTTGGCGCCACCATACCCTGACGGATCCCAGAACCCACCGTCATATGCTTCCACCATTGCTGCATATAGTGGACCAGTTGCCCAGTCTGCACTAATAAATGGATACATTTTTAATGATACTGCATCAAGTCCGTGCATATGTAATGTATGGAATACGTGTTCGATTACTTCTTGTGCATCAATTTCGCCATCGCCGTAGCCATCGCCTGTTGAATTCAAATACCAAACCATATCGTTAGCAACGTGCGTGTCAAATAATGGTGACAAGTTATAAGAAGCAATACCTGCATCTGTTAAGAAGTTTGGAGTGTAGTCACTGCCTGCGCCTCTTGCTACTCGTTGCAGTGTTGGTCCTTGGGCTGCGTGATATGTTCCTGCGTCACCTCTAAGTGTTTTAATAACATTTCGTTGTGCAGTTTTATTAATGCCTGCGGCATCTTTGTCTAAGAACAGTTCAAACATACGTGCTACTTTTTCTAACCACGCATCTGGTACTGCTGTTTGTCCACCTACTGTGCCTGCGGCAACAATCCTTACGCCATTTACAGTAACTTCACGCTTGAAGAAGTCGCTGCCGTTGCCAGTAACATTACTGATTGCACCGTTATTGTATTCTGGATCAGCTTCTGCTGCGCCTCCTAGTGCACCAAATGTCAGTTCAGTAACATAGCTACGTTCAACTTCGAGTACTGGTCTAAAGTGTGGATATTCCAGTTTGCCATCGCTGATTCTAACAACACCTGGTCCTTGATTGTCAGTAGCACTGATCTCCAATGCACCTTGTGTGATACGACTTGTAGATTTAATAGTGTTGTCATTAGCACCAATACTTAATTCTACTAATCCTGGAACAAAGTTTTGCGGACCAATATATTGTATTTCGCCAACTGCATTTACACTAATTGGACCAATCGGCAACCCTGGATAATCATCTTGGAACTCAAGTATAAGTCCATTAAACTCGTAGATAGAATCAAAATCACCGTATGTAAATGTTGCAGTATCATTGATAGAAGATATGTTGACAACAGAGGTAGACGCTGATACAAACACAACACCAGTGTCTTCAACTACTGCTCTAACAGCAGGTCGAAAATGATCATACACAAGCGCACCATCGGTTTGTCTTGTGGTTCCTTCGCTTTGATTGTCAGTAGCGGATAGTTCTAGCCCAACAACTTCAAAATCAAATATATATTGACCTTGGTTAACGCTGTTGTCGCCAATAGCGGATTCGGCAACCGTGTTTTCACTGATAGTAGACACAGTTGCCTTCCCCCTTTGTTTTTATGCTTGCGATTCGCTCCATGTAATACGCCCACTTGCTTCAAACGGACTTCCAGCATTGATATCCGAAGTATCAATAACTCTAACTGAAATAGTCAACAAGTCAGGACCATTTGGAAAAACACCATCACCGCCTAGTATACTATTACCCAAGTCGGTGATATCTGTTAGATCAAAATCAGTAGCATTACTCAAACGTGCTCCATTTGTTTCAGTACCGCCTGAAGCTCTAAATTCAAATATCGGAGTACCGCCAGTGATAGTGTCTGATTTGTCATGCACAACAAGATTACTCAAACTAGGTGATTGAACTTTCTGGAAGTTAATATTACTCAAACTACTGTTTAGAATCAATCTTACATTACAATCATGTGTTAAAACAAGACCAATCTGTTTAAGTTGTAGTTGCATTCTGTTTATAATATCGCGTTCGCCCATATTACCAGTAATGCCGTTGTCAACACTTGGTGCAAGTCTAATACTGATCAACGGAATATCACCCAACAATGTTTGTTCATCACTGCCACCTGATGCAGGAGCACCAATACTTACGACTGTGCTTGTGTTAACACTAGGGTAGATACTAGGTGTATTCCATTGTCTTGCAATAAAGATACGCACAACCAGTGAGCTTCCACTAAAGTATGTGCTGTTCACTGTTTCGCCATTAAGCGATCCGTCTGTTGTATACAACGGAGTTCCTATACTAAACTTACTTGCATCGTTAGAATTAAAGAAAAGTTCTACAAACCATTCTCTTGTTCTATAGGTATAACTGTATCTTCCAACTAACCCTGAAGCACTATTAGTTGTAGCACTTAAACTTTGACCGTTTGTGAATGATAATGTGTTGCTTGACGCTGTGAACAAATATGCTTTGTCGTCATCGAACGTACCATCCATAATAACCGAAGTACCCCAGTGGAACAATCTCGGTTGATAAGTTGTTATTCCTGTGTTTTCAACTTCGTATCTTGCAGGAATATTACCTGATCTCATATAGGCTTCAGTTTCTCTGTTGTTGTGCAACATTTCATGACAGTATATAACATGTCCGTAAGTGTCTTTGAATCCAAAGCGTATCTTACCAGCACCATACCAACTATAGTCCATATATGCCATTTGTATTTTTGTAATGTCAAGATTAAAGTTGCTAGGCCCTGTGCCGTCTGCAACATCCATATTCCATTCTTCCTGCGGAATCTTAAGATCAACAGTTTTAGTAATAATAATACCGTCAGTATTCGAACCTTTATATCGAGGTTGAATAGTGATAGTGTCTTTGGCGTTAATACCAGTTACTTTATAACTTTGACCTCTCAAAACTATCATGTCTCCAACATCTAACTGTCCTTCAAATTCAGTATTCTTGCCTGTTATAATGTTTGATTGGAATGTAGCATTTGCTGTACCACTTAACTGTAGTGTGCTGTTTCTACGCACTGCATAGATTGTATTGCCATCGTATTCATAAAAGAATCCGTTTTGGAAATCATACAATCCACAACGCACTGAACTATTTTCCCATTTAGTAGGACGGAACTGCACAACTCCACTCGGATTGAATGTAGGCGGTGTTCCTGGCAAACTATATTGGAATGTAAAGTCATCAATATAAGTTGTAACAGTAAAGTCTCCGTTGAAGTAAGAACTGTTACAATCACTTATGTTGACAATCTGTCCTGCCTTAATATAGTTTGGATATTTGGTCTGTATGCGAGTTGCGTAACTCACAATCAATGTACTCATATTGGATTCAATATCACCGGCAGCATCTTGAAGTTCACCGTTTGCCCAAGTAATACTTGGTTTGGTCTTTGTGTGAGTGCCAGTAAACTCAACAGCAGATGTACCATAAGTTACACCGTCAATTACAATCTGCAATAGGTTTACAACTTCTGTGCCTTCGCTTGCGCCTGCTGGCGTACCGCTAGTATCTTGTGTTTCTGTGCAACCTGCTGTTACTGTAACAGCATTTTCTTGCACAATATCACCAATGATGGCTTTGAATCTATTCAATACAGCAAGTGACTCGGATGTGTTCTTTCCATATACTTTTGTGTTGGTTACATACATAATCAATGTTGCCATTTGGTAACTTGCAAAGTTACCGCCGTAACTCATATCATATGCAATCGCATATGTTAGCATCTCCATGTCGTCCAACAGTGTTGTTGTATCCCAAGTGGTATTTGGATACGTAACATCTATAAAGGCTTTTAATTCTGCCTGTATAAATGCTTGGTTTGCAACCAACTGATCTCTTGCTGCTAGTTGTCCACTGGTTCTGCCCGAACTTGGATCTGTATAAACAGGAACATTTGCTGCTAATGCGCTGTTGTCAATGATATCAAGAATTTCTGTAAAATATGTTTCAACTCTTGCTTCTGCTGTTGTGCTATCGTCAACTTGTGGCAATGCAAGTATATCATTTTTTACTTTAGTTATACGTTTATTTACTACTGGATTTAGATATAAACTTCTTAACTCCGCTAATCCGTGGAAATATGCTTGATAAGTTCCACCTAATGCTGTTTCAAGAGCAGCACCCTGTGCAATATAACCGATGTCTCTTTGACATTTTTCGTCAGCAACAACGCTGATTTTTTCTACTAGCAACGGTGGATTAAAGTTGATAGCCAAACTAATTTGAATACCTTTACCTGACTGATAACGGAAGTACTTACGTGTTTGACGCACAATCTGCGATCCTGGAGCACTACCAGCAATAATTTCAACACCACCGTCAAACGGTCTGTGTGTGCTTGCACCATCCGGTCTAGTATAGATCTTGGTTGGAACCAAGTGTACAGCTGATGCACTTGTAAATCCTACTGGGGCTGTGAGATTGATAGTGCTATCATCTACTACACTTGCAATAGTATAAGTTGTCAACTTACCTGGGGTGGTACTTGGATCTTTTAATATAAAATCATCACCGGCCTTGTAGTAAGTTAAGAAAATACTGTCTTCACCGCCGTCTACAAGTTTGCTACCAGTTGTAACAGAGATACTAGGAGTAATAGGAACCATACCGTTTACAGTAGTACTGGTGATTATATGTTCTGAAGAAGGGATTGTAGTCCAATCCATTGCCATATAAACTCCGTCTCGACGATTGTCTTCACTGTCGCTTAACTGTAAGTATTTGTCGTCGATTACAGTCACATAGTAGGTTTGTCCTTCAAAAAATCCGTCCCAAACAGCATTGTTATTCGAACTGTAGGTTATTGGAGTACCGTCTGCAAAGTTATGTCCTAGTGCAACATAAATGTGGTCATTGTCTGTTTGTGATGCTTGAGAAACTGTGATGGTTTTTGCACCGGCTTTGAAGTTGGTTTGAAAATTCATCGAAGTTTCTGTTGGAACATCGGACACTGTATAAACACCGTCAAGAGTTCCGATTTGATTACTAATGTCAAGGAATGTAAATGCTGCTGGATTGCTTGTAACAACAACATTTCCAAGCATTTGTCCGGCATGGTTTTGACATACATAATAATACGTGTCTTCACTGAAATCCTCTGGTACAGTCCATATCAATGTACCATTTTCTGTGCCGTTGTTTGTGATTCCTTCATCAGTTCCTAACGTGTTTGAAGCGTCATATCCTGCTGTTGCCGGATCAGTTGACTGAATCCAGAAAGGATGTCCTGCGGCTGCAATTGTAAATGTGTACGTGAAACCTGGTTTCACATAGAGTGTAGGATTTGGATCGCCATCAATGGTGTATGCAGTTGTTGCATTATTGTTTACTGTAAACGCAGTATCGCCTGCTTGGCCTGCGATTCCAGCACCGGTTAAGTTAACAGGAACACCTCCGGTACTTTTTAATCTAAATCTATTTTCATCAATCACTTGTGTCTTGTAGTTTCCGCCGACTTCCAATGTAGGATATTTAAAGCCGTCAACCAATGTATCCATAACATAAGCATCTAGGTTTTGCAACATTGTAGCATCGATAGTGATAGCATCAGGTATACGCATAAACACTGTATAATCTAGATGATTGTATCCGTTGCTGTTGAAATATGCATAAGCAGGCGAGTTGTCTCTACTATAAGCCATACTATAAAAGTTATAACTATCCCAATCATCTTTCTTGATAGAGATTTGATATTGCAGAATACAATCTCTACCAGTTGCATTAGCATATTGTGCAACTCTTGCAAAGCGCCAGTCTGTAACGGTACCGGTGGCGGTTCCATTGACTCCTACAGTTGTCCAAACAGTTGGATTTGTCTGGTTACCAAATCGTTGATCGATAGTATAAGAATTAGTGATTGAGAATCTTGCTTCAAAGTTGCTGTATCCATATCTGTTCAGTGGTTGTTTGTTCGCCACACTCCAAAATGGAATCTCACTGTCTTGCACAAATGGTGTCATAATCATTGCATGACCTTGTCCTGATACAGGGCGACCTTGAGCAACATCTTCAACTTCTCCGGTATCGTATGCACCTGTGTTCCAATCGCCGCCTTGTATTGTCCAACTACTCCAGGTATTGTCATACTGGTACAAGTACATATTAAAACCTTGAGACATTGTACTATTAGACGAAGATCCAGTACCATATCTAAATGGCGAGTTGCGACTGGTGCCGTCCATGATCATGTTTGATCTACTTGAAAGACTATTAAGGAATGCATCCACTCCACTGTCACAAACACTCCTAAATATTTCTAAGTCTGTGTTAGAACTAGTGAAATTTATGTTTCCCGATGAAGCTGTTGGGAAACGTGCACCAAATTCTAATCCGGCTGTGACAACGTTGTTTTCTGCAAGACCGTGACTTTCAATGTAAAACGAATCTCTTGTAGGACGTTGTCTAATACCAGTTACAGTATACGTTCCTGTTGCTGATGCAATACGTATTGATGTGCTGCCATTTTTGAGTCTAAATCTATTTTTGTCAACAACCTCAACAATATATGTCCCAGCATTCAGTGTGCTAGGTGTATAGTTGGTGCTGTAGTTACCAACGCCATGTGTATAGTAATAAAGAGGATTGCCTGTGTAACTAAAGTTCACGCTTTGCCCATCGACAAAACCGTGATTTTCTTCGTAGAAACTATCTTTTTCGCTGTTGTCATTGACCGGAACAAAGAAAAAGTCACCTCTGCCAAAAGTCCAAGTGCCGCTATAATAGTATGACCCATTGTTGGACCAGGTCATTGAGCCTGTCGATTGCCACTGTAAATAACTGCTGGATGCTGGGGAATCAAAGTTTGGAACACTGCTAAATCTATTAAAATCTTCTACAAAGTTAAAAGAATGTGGATATGTGCTGTGATTGTCTGCTAAACGCATGTCGTTGTCATAAGACTGACCCCAGTAAACACCGTATTGATTAAATCCGTAATACGGGTAGTTTCTCCAGCTTGTACTTGTGCTGCTTTTTCTAGCATGAACTGGAATCGTAAAGTCTGGTCTTGAGCCTATTTTACCATATGAGCTTTGAGCAAGGTCCCAACCGGAGTTGTTTGTTGACCCACCAAATGCCTGTCCTCTAGTGGTCCAATAGGTGTTGTAGGTATAGTATTGACTTCTCATACTATATATTTCATAAGCCAGCATCATAACACCTTGCCCATGATCATAAGTTCCTGCACTTGAAAATCCTATTGCTGGTCCGGTTGGAGTTGATTTTAACTTGAATGTATTTTCAGTTTGTTCAGTTATCCAGTAAAAATCCAAACTGTTCAATCCACCAATAGGTGTATCTGTACCTGCTGGTTTTAAATAAAGTATTACATCATTTTCTCTAAAACCGTGATTATTCCAGGTTATTGTACTGCTGCCAGTGTCAACTGCGTTTGCATCAAAGCGCAACTCATAGGCACCTTTGACTGCTCTTGTGTCTGTTAAACTGTTGTCGATTGTGATATTTGCAGTTTCTGTATCTACAATATCAACAATTGGAAATCCGTCTGCTGCTGTGTTAGTTGATATGCTATCTAGCACCAATGTTTTTGGGGAAACAGTGTTGAGAAAATAAAACTTACTACCTGTTTCAAACCCATGCGCTTCAGTTGTTGATACGGATAACTCACTTTGGTTAGTTGTATCAGTTTGAATACCTGACTCTGGTATAAATGCAACGTCTGCTCCAGTATAAAATTGTCCAGGTACAATAGTGGTATAAGGAGTTTTAACATTTTGAGTAGTTGCTTGGATGCCTCTACTTTTGTAAGTAAACACAAAATCATCTTCAACATCGGCAACAAGATATTTTCCTTCGGCAGTTAGACTAGTTAAACCTTGTACATCAATCGGTGTACCTTTGCTAATTCTGTGAGGGTCAGTACAAGTCACACGTATAATATCGGAACCGGCAGTGGCTCTAACAATATTAATACCAAGCAAAGTATAATCGCCGTTTTTTCCATAGAAACTTGGCACGTTGTTTGATAGTTCAAGTGTTTCCCATTTTGAACTTTGCAAACCGTATTCAAAGTCAGTATCAATTAGGTTTTCTGGATTACTGACTCTAAACTTGTGAACTGGATCAACAAATGCTTCTTCAGGTCTAAAACTAGTGTTATCCATTTCTACAAAAATCTGTAGACTATCTGTTGCTGACATTGAAGTTGTATCATAATCTAACACAACTGTAGTTGTTTCGTTTGTATGATCAATGGCATGACTTGCAAGTCCGTTTACATTATCGTTGAATGTAAAAATTGTTTCATTAGTCGTCAAGTTTGAAATGAGCAGAAAGCGTTCTAAATTGTGCATTTCTTTTATGACAATTGTTCTTGTACCCGGTGTAAATGTATAATTATGTATTAGCTTCTTTGCCATTTGTTTTCCTTTTAACCCCCTAGTGCAATCGCTAGTGCAGTAGCGTTTGTTTGTGCTTTATCAAATACTTCAAAACTAGCACTATTAACCGTGATAAACACTTGTTTGTTGCCAGCGCTAAAGTTTACTAGACTTCCTGCATTAGAACTAGCATAGACTGTTGTTCTTTGTACAGCATTATTGTCTGCATCATAAGTACCAACACCAGATTCCCATTCGTTGGTTCCTGGATTTGTTACAGCATAATCAAACGTGTCTTCATTGTTACACGCTGTAGAAAATGTTATAAATCCAGTACCTGTACCTACTAGTGCTAGAGATCCTGTGCCTTGTGTTAAGCTAACTTCTTTTACTCGATCTGATCTTACTTTAGCCATTTTTCAACTCCTTATGGGTTGTTCAATGTGATTGTAAGTGTAATACGAATTTCGTCGCCGTTGTTGGCAATATTGATTGGAGCGTTGCTGAATCTGTTTGCAAACATCAAGTTGCCACTTGTTGCACCTACAACAAAATAACCGTAAATGTTGCCTGCTGCACCTGTGAACGAGAACGTCACTTGTGGATATGCTGCACTACCTGGATCACCTGCTGTGAAGGTAAAACTTGCTGGTGTGAGTGTTACTGCACTATAACCGTTGCCTGATACTTCTGTGTAATCTCCAGCAATATCTGCGTTGGTCGGTGTAACATCATTTGAATATAGTTTTAAGACGAGCGATTCTGGAGCCGTGTTGTTCAAGAAGTTCTTGAGGGCTGTCAGTTCCGCTTCGTTTGTAAATACGACTGCCATATTTGATTTCCTTTTCTAAGTCTAACTAAGTTTATTTATCAATATCAATCAAACGTGTAAAAGATTTCAACTGATGCATCTTTACCTGAAGAATTGCCTACTGCGGATAAGTTAATAGTCAAATAATCGTCCGTGGTCATTGTAAAACTCGTGTTTTTTGTTTGTTTGCCGGTGCTTGCAGTAAGAGTTATTGTTTCTGCTGTAGATCCTGTTTTAAGTATTGATGCAGTTATATCTATGTTTGCGGTTGTTCCCAAACGTAATACAACTTTATCAATGGTGATATCTCCCGGAGCATACCATCTTACTGCACCGGCAGTGCTTTCAATAAATCCTTCTTGAAATAATTGAACTGTTTTAGGTGGAGTTGCAATAGTTAATTTCTGATAAGGAAAATTATTAACATCAGTGGTGATTGTAATGCCATTGCCTGCTGCTATCTCAATGTGATCCAAGCCTTCAGCAACCAAGGTATCTTCGCCATCTACTTCCCAAAACTTGAACGTGCTGTTCATTCCAACTTTGACTGTACCATTGCCCAAGTCTGTGATGTCAAACCCACTGTCTTGATCAAAGGCCAAGTTGGTCACTGATAAAACTGATGTGCCAGCAACTATGCTGTTGGTTGCATCTATTTCTGAAACTGTGAGAGGAGCAGCACCTGCTGTGAATTCAACAATGCCTTCGGTGCCGTTGTCTTTTTTGAGAAAGATCTTGCCATCAAATGTATTGATAGCAAGTTCACCTAGTTCTAAGGATGCGGTATTTGGAACAACACCAGAAGTGTTGTTCCTTTTATGAAGTAGTTCCACACTCATTTATTAGCTGTATGCCCCTGCATCCAATCTTTTAACTGTTGCAAAGCCATTTGTGACTGTAAACTGTGCGCTGTCAAAACTTGCAAGACCTAGGTCTGATTGTGAAATACCTGTGGCATTTGCTCTTGTGTTAGCCGAGTTTAGATTCAACTTACTTTGTGCGATAGAAGCCGATGCTCCTATTTTAGCATTTGTGATGCCGCCATCTTTGAGTTGTAGTTCGTCACTGCCGTTGACTTCAACAGTTGTATCATCTACGTTTACATTCAGTGTGCTGCCGTTTTTACTAATCGCTGCGCCAGCATTGATAGAACCTGCGCCACTGAACTGATCAAATGTGATTTCTGTGGTTCCAAAAGTAGGTACACCATTGTGTGTTGCAACCCACCCTGTGTCCACATAGTTGGTACCACGTTCAACAAAGAAGAATGTGCCGCCTGTGAGTTCATCTGCTTCATCAGCATCAGGTGTTCTAGTAAGAACAAATGCGCTAACTCCGTCAACACCTACTACAGTGACTTGATAGATACCGTTTTCGGTTGCATCTGTTTGGTCTTTGACAAGAACTCTATCACCTGTTGCCAGTGATGAGTAACCATCTAATGAAAGTGCACCGTTTGCGGCGCCTGTGAGTGTTCCTGCTGCATTGTCGTATGTGGCTGTCAAGTTGGCTGTTGTTGCAACAACCACTGACTCTTTGACATCAAGACCGCTGGCAACATTGTCAACATATGTTTTGTTTACCAGTGAGTCACCTGTGAATCCTGTTCTGCTTTCGTATCCTGATGGAACAGTAACAGTGCCTTCGCCGTTTGGTGCTAGTGCCAAGTCACCGTCTGTATCAGTTGTTGAAACTGCATTACCGTCTACGGTGATGTTGTCTACAGCAACACTGGTTAACCCTGTAACATCAGTGATTGTGCCGCCCAGTGATGTATCAGTGTCACCGATTGTGATACCGTCATTTGCTAATTTGGCATTGGTAATACTGGCATCTGTAATCTTATCGTTGTTAATCACTCCGTCTGCAATTTTTGCTGCTGTGATTGCACTATCTGCTATTTTAGCACTTGTGACAGCACTGTTTGCTATTTTGGTAGTTGTGACATTGAGTGATGCGATTTTAGCAGTTGTGACATTACCATCTGCAATCTTTGTTGTAGTAACAGCATCAGTTGCCAACTCTGTTTCTGTGACATTGGCTGCGGCAATCTTTGCTGTGGTGACAGCATCGTCTGCAATCTTTGCAGTTGTGACATTGCCATCTGTGATTTTAGCAGTTGTTACAGCATTGCTGGCTAGTTTGGCATCAGTGATATTAGCATCAAGCACTTTGTCCGTTGTGACAGCATCGTCTGCTAGTTTTGCAGTTGTGACATTACTATCTGCAATGTTTGCAGTTTCCACAGCACCAGCAGCAATCTTTGCTGCGGTGACAGCATCGTCAGCAATCAGTGCTGTGACAATACCGCCTGCGGTGACACTAACTGTGCTGGTTCCTGCTGTATCGTCATATGCAATAGTAATAGCAGTACCGTTGGTGATGCTTCCGCCTGTGATGTCTTCAATGTATTCTTGCAGTGAAGTGTTTGCGTCTCCAATGAAAGCATTGCTAATAACAGTCTTACCTGTTCCAGCTGGCGACAGTGTGATATTACCGTTTGTATCTGTTGAACTGATAGTGTTGCCGTCCAACTTGATGTTGTCAACATTCCATTCGTCAATCTTTTTGTTGGCATCCAGTAGTGCTGCGGCGCCGGCTGTTACAACGCCTATGGTGTGATCCATTAGACCTGTGTAATAAGATCCGCCGATCTTGATTGGACTGTTGGTGTTAGTAGTTGGGTCACCAATCATTAAGCGGCCGCCGTTGCCCCCGGCTGCGCCATCTGTTGAACTTGTGTCGTATAGATAAACTAACTCACCTTGGTCAAGTGTTGACGGTAAGTTGGCTGTATTGGTACGTTTGATCTGTAATACTGTTGCCATGATTATTCCTCTGTGCTGATGCTATTTGTATTTATTAAAAGGCGCCACCATTTAGACGTAGCGTACCGAAAGTTGTTTCAATATTGTTGCTTGCTTGCCATTTGTTTTCATTGCCATTGTATTGCAACAGGCTTCCACTTTCTGGATTTTCTGCTTCTACATTGGATAAATCCTGCAACGGCAAGTCATTGATCACATTGGTTACGTTGGTTATGTTGGTTTCTAATGTTTCGACTCTATGTCTTACACCGTTTTTGGTAACCCATTTGTTTTTGTTGTTGTCATACTCCAGCACATCGCCTTCGTTGGGATTGTATTCTTCTGTGTCAATGTCGTCAAGGTCGGCTAGGAATGTGCTTTCGCCTCCTACTTCTATACCTTCAATTGCGGCTGCTCTAATCTTTCCGTCTACATAGGCAGTTGTAGCATAATCAAGTCCTAGATCCAGTCCAGCCAACACAGTGTTCCAGTCAATGCTGTCTACATCAACAGTAGCAACTGGTGATCTTGTGCCATCAGAATTTTTCATTACAGCACCAGCTGGCATTTCAAAGCCGCCTGTTTCTGGATTTTCGCCGATAGTAGTATTTTCACCAATGAAGATAGTGCCGCCGCTGACGTAGATATCTTTCCAACGTTTGTCAGGAGCGCCTAGACTTTGCTGATTGTCAGTCTCGGGTATAAGATCCCATCCTTCGTCCACAGTGAGTATGAGACTGGATCCGTCTGTTGTAAGACCTTCAATGTTTCCAACGCTGTTGTTGGATATCACTATGCCGCCGGGACTAACACCATCACTGATTCTAAGTCTTGTGTCGCCTTCGGAATAAAACAACTCGCCTTGTTGCCCAATAAATGTATCTACTTCAGCGGTTGGCTTGTAAGATGCTCGAACTTTAAATAACCCTGGAAGTTGTGTCATGCTATACCCTCTGTTACAAGTGTATTTATTTGTTTAAGCCTGCTAATGTCCTGAGGTTGTCTACATTATCGTCTTGATCAGTAGCGTCTTCGTTGCCTTCGTCGTCGTCGTCTAGCATCTTGTCTATCACTGGAGAGTTTTTGCCTTGCTCGGCTTTTTTGAGTTCCAGTTCCTGCTGCATAGGATTCATCATCACAGGGTTTTGATCAAGATCGTCATCGTCCGAAGCATCTTGGCCTGCTACGTTGACTTTGGGCTTGTCGCCGTCTAGGTCTATTGTGATTGGAATGTTTATTGTGATTTCATCTATGCGCATATTATATTTACCTTATCTAACTTCAATCCAACCTAAACTTGCAAAGCCTTGTTTGTTTGCAATAGTCGATGCCATAGCAATAACAAACGTGTCACTGGTATCACCCAGCGTGGTTGTAGTAGTTCTGTCAATCTGTGTGATTGCTTGTTCGTTAAATGTAAAGATGTTGCCTTGTCCGCTTGCACTTACATAGATTGTTTCAACAGCAATGCCTCCTGTATAACCAGTTGCGGTTATGTTGTACTCAATAGGCGAATCGTCACTGTAACTTACCCAAGTACCGCCTGTAACTGCTGCACCTTCTATTGCCCTAGCAAACACGTTGGAGTTATCCAGTGTTGCAGCTGAGAACGAATCAGGTAACACCACGCTGTTGAGTGCTGTAGTTTTCAATCTGATTGCAACCATAGGATAGAATGTATTAGCAGCTGTCAGTGTCTTGCCTGTGATCGCTGTGTTGATGCTGTTTTGTCTACCCAGTAGTTCTGCGCTACCTTCTGTGGCAAACGAGTGCGAACCTTGGTAGAAAGTGTGTGTTCCTGGTGTGCCTGCTACATTGGTCATTTCACATCTAACAGGCAGTGAAGCAGTACTAGCCCAAGGATATGCTTGCTTATTAGCGTGATCAAATCTATGTACGGGGAATGAGTTGTTGTCAATAATGAACTTAAACTCTACTTGTCCTGCACCGTACCATTCATACTCAATAACGATGTGCTGTATTGCTGTAGTATCTGCTGTAATGCCACTTGGGCCTGTACCATCTAGTTTGTCATAGTTCCAGTCGTCGCGAGCAACTCGTGTGTCAATAAAACTTGCGCCATCTTTTCTACGAGTGGCAACATAGTATGTGCCATCGCCGCCATCTTCAAAGTATGCGCCGTCTGTGTTGTCAAACAATCCAATGCGTTTGCGTATGCCAGTTGTTGGTGCGCCAAAGATAACACTCATTGCTACTTCAGCACTTCTACCTGGAATATATCTCTGCACACGTTTGGTCTGACGTATGATTTCATCGCCGGCATTTGGGCCTACTTCAAACTCAACCATACCATATTCAGGAACGTGAGTTACGCTGCCTGTTCCGATAACTTGTTCATCCCAGTTTAGTTCGTTCTTTGAGAATGTGTAGGTTGAAAAGTCTGTGATGTCGTGCCCACTAACCTTAACACGGTTCTTTGATGTGTGCTGTTTGGTTGTGTCGTCTATGCGTAGTACTGGACGACCATAAGGATCATAGTCCATTGCCTGTACTAAATCATTAGTGTTAGGCTGATGTGTATGAACGTAGTTGGTGCTGTTGGGATTTAGATTAGGCATATTATGTTGCCCACGGCCTACCTTGCTTGAGGCCGCCTGTGTTTGGATTATCTGTTACACTGTTGTCTGCTTCATACTTGGTAGGCAGTTGTGTAATGTCTGCTGTTGTGTCAGCATAGCGTCCTGGCTCTACAACATTGCGAGCCGCTCTGTCTGCTTCAGCCTGAGCAAGTTTTGCTTCTTGTCTTAGCTTTTTGTTTGCTAGTGTTGATATACCGTTAGCCGCCATTATTCATATCCTCTTGGATCTTTTACTCTAATATCATCTACGTGCTTAGGTCCATTAACTCCACCGCCTGCGTCTACTGTTACTGCATCAACATCTGCAACAACTTCATTTGGTGTGTTAGAATATGGACCAGTACTATCACTGTCAAGCATTGCGATTATTTGTTTAAAACGAGATGCAACTGGTTCGCCTTCTTCGGCTCCACATGTTTCGTCTGATATTT